GCAACAGGTGCTGCTGATGTAAAAGCAGAAGGTGGACAAATATTTAGTTAATATTTAATATAAAGTCGAATTTTGTAGATAGAGGAACAGACAATGGCAGAAGTTTACGCTACTCTTATTATTAAGGGTGTCAAGACGTTTGACCAGGTACCTGCTATCATTCAGCCTAAGGTTAAGGCTGTACTTGAAGCTCTGGACCTTGGTGAACTTGCTCAGTAAGAAATCTAACAGGAGGACAATGTTATGGATAGTCCAATCACTAGAGCTGAGCACGAAGAGTTTTGTAAAAGAATAGATGCAGAGAATAATCGTCAAAATCAAAGAATTAAGCTTCTTGAGGAGCAAACAAAGCAAGTGATAGACCTTACTCTATCTGTTAAAGAGCTTGCACAGAGCATAAAGCAGATGACAGAGACCCAGAAAGAACAAGGAGAAAAACTCGAGAAGCTTGAGAGCAGAGACGGCGAGATGTGGAGAAAAGTGACGGGCTACATCATAACAGCAATCATTGGTATTGTCATCGGCTTCGTGTTTCAGCAAATCGGTATATAACTGAATTTTTGATTGATGAGTGTAGGGGTGGTCAGGAGCTGATTCTGGCCGCCCTGAAACTTTTTTAAAAAACTTTTCAAAAAGGTATGTACAAATCCAAAATAATGTGGTATAATAATATTAGGTTAAAGATAAGGCCTACAAAATAATGAGTGTTTAAGAGGAACGAATTAAAGGTGTACAAGCTGCATCCTATGTGGTATAATAAAATCACAAACAAAACAAATGCTTAGAAGAGCAAAACATATAGAGCTTGGAAAGTATAACCACCCTGATGAGTCTTTGAAAATTAAGACGAAACCGGCACAAGCTGGTCGGTGGCATAAGCTACCAAATTATCAAAAGGGGGACATAGGTATGTCAAAAGAGAATCTGCAGAACAAAACTTGTAAAGAGCTCAGAGAGCTTGCAAAGGTCATGAACATCTCTGGTAGATGGGACATGACCAAAGAACAGCTGATTGATGCAATCTTAAGAGTGGAAGTGGTTGAGAATACCAAAGTGGTTGAGAATGCCAATGAATCTGAAAGTGCTAAAGACGAATGTAAGATTGACAATCACAATGTCGTAGAGGTGGAAGATAAAGTTAAGAAAGAATCTGCCAGTGTTGATGTTGATATGGCTCGAAAGATGCCGTATATTGAGAACGTCGAAATTGGTACTTTGGTTGCTTTCCGTCTTTCCAATGGTAAGGTAAAATCTGCCAAGGTCATTCGTAAATCTACCAAGAATCGTAAGCTTAAGCTTGAGACTGATTATGGTGCTAAGTATATCGTATCTTATAATGATATTATATGGGTACGTACTGGTAAGCGTTGGCCTCGTGGAGTTTACAAACTGTTGAAAGGACTGGTAAATGAAAATGGCAAAGAAGAGTAGAAAAGCTAAACTTAGTTCGGCTGAGTGTAGACAGTTTGTTCGTAAGTTTTTTGAAAAACAGGCAAAATTCAAACAGTTGCAATCACAGTTCAATAAATTGAAAGCACAGTTCAACAGTGATATGGAGGATTATTTTGAGTGTGAAGGCATTGATAAGTCACTTACATTTTCGTATGATGATTTAGTCAGAAGTGACTTGGTGGTCAATCGTATTCAAAAGTCAAGTGTTGAGTTCGACCCTAGCAAGCTTGCAAAAGCTTTAGGAAAACAACTTGCTAAGCAGGTAATAATTGAGGAGTACGAAATCACTGACATAGACGCATTGACTGCTTATCTTAAAGAATGTGATGTAGACCCTAAAATCTTTAAGTCATTCCTGAATGTGTCACAAACAGTTGATACTCAGGAGCTTGATAGACTTGAGGAGATTGGGAAGATAACCATAGAACAGGTAAAAGGTTGCTACACTATAAAATGTCAGAAACCCTACTTCACTGTTGGTGTGAAACGAGGGCATGACGATGGAGAACAAAAATGGTGAAGCATTAGCAAAGGTTTTATGGTATTACAATCTGATACCAGATGTTGCATCATTAAGTCAGAAAATCGTTTGTCCTTTTCATAACGATGTAAATCCAAGCATGATTGTGAATTTTGAAGATGGTTCTTGGTTTTGCTTTGGGTGTGGATTGGCTGGTGATGCAAAGAAATTTGTAAAGCTTATGGAGTCTAAATACAACGGGCTAAATGACTTACAAGCTTATCAAAAATATCTTCGTATTCTGAAATCAGATAAGTGTAGTGGTATAAAACTGGATAGGTCTCTGATTAAACAGAAGCCACTCCAGAGGGATTTATATAATGAAGCCTATGATTACTACCACGGATTAAGAAAAGTTAACTGGAGGGATTCTGATGAACCTGAGGTGGTAGCTGCTAGAGAGTACATGACCAAGAGAGGATTCAAGCTAGGTACCCTACATAAATGCAAAGCTAAGGTTACATATAATAAGAGTTATGGAATCATATTCCCAATGCTTGACAATGGAAAGTTCAAAGGGTGGGTATGCCGTACAATGATTAAGTCAATCGAAGAACGACGCAAATATCTATACAACGAAGGATTCAGTCGAGCAACAACTCTTGTAGGTGATTATGGAACTAAAGACTATGTGTTTGTGGTTGAGGGTTACATGGACCGATTGAAGTTTGTGCAATTTGGTGAAGATAATGTGGTTGCTATTTTAGGTTGGAAAATGTCACCTCAGCAAATTCAAAAGCTGAAAGACAAAGGAATCACGAAAGTGATAAGCGCATTGGACAATGATGAGTGTGGTCGTAAAGGTACTAAATTCCTTGAGCAACATTTTGAAGTAACAAGATTCAAGTATCTCAAAGGAATAAAAGACCCAGGCGATATGACTCAAGAGTTGTTTAATAAAATGTTTAAAAAAACTATGGAAATCTATGAATCAAAAATAAGGAGGAAACCATAATGGGTTTAGTCGATAAAATTAAGCAAGATGTAAAAAGGTCCGGTCAGAATAAAAGTAAGTTCATCTACTTCAGAGAAGGTCAGAAAATCAGAGTTCGTTTCTTGACTGATATGGACGACGGAATGGAAGTTACATTCCACGATAGCTTTGAGGCCGGAATCAATGTTCCTTGTCAGGAGATTTTCGGAAAGAATTGTCCTTATTGCGACGATGACAGTCTTCGTACTCGTTCTCAGTATATTTGGTCTGTATGGAATTACGAGATTAAGGAAGTTCAGTTGTTTATGTTCCCTGTGAATAACTGCAGCCCGATTCCTGCATTGATGGCAATGTATGAGAACTATGGAACACTTACTGACAGAGATTATGTTATCAGTGTTTCAGGAAAGGGGACCAGTAAAACGTATTCTGTTGTTCCTATGGACAAGGTTAAGTTCAGAAATGAAAAGGCGAAAGCTTACTCTGAAAAGTCTATCCTCAAGATGCTTGATAAGGCATTCCCTTGTGATGCAACTGATGATGACGATGAAGACGAGGATGAGGCACCTAAGAAATGTGCTCCTAAGTCTACTGGCAAGAAGAATACTCGTAAGCCTGAGCCGGAAGATGATGACGATGAGGATGATTACGACAACGAGGATTGGGGCAATGAAGAGGAGGAAGATGATGTAGTCGATTACTCTGAAATGTCTGCCAAAGAATTGTACAACCTCTGTAAGGAACGTGAAATCAAGGTAGCTTCAAAGAAGCCTGCTAAGTATTACATCAATCAACTTGAAGAATGGGATGCCGCTCAGGAAGACTGGGGCGAAGAGGAGGAAGATGAGGATGAATGGGAAGACGACTAATGCAATAACCTTGCAACAGTTGTTCAACGCTCAACTCATAACTCAAGATAAGCTCATTCACAAAGGTGTCTATGATAGATATAAGAATGAGCACACGGTTGCTGTTCCTGTGGATGATGTTGGTTTAGCATCATATCATGTTCAGCAGCTTATGTCCGAGATTGGTGAGGTGTTGGACGCTGATAAGAGGTGGAAATCACATCGCAATGATAAGTGTGACAAGAATGCAAAGCTTGAGGAATTGGCTGATTGTTTTGTGGTACTCATGAACATTGCAATGTTTTCCGGATTCGATGGTGATGACCTGGCCAATGCAATTCAGCAAAAGCTTGGTGTTGTGTCTGACCGTCTTGGTGAATTATAAAACTGGGGAGGGGTAACTCCCTCCCTATTCTTTAAGAAAAGGAGAAATCGCTATGAACGATATTAAAAATATGAAAGTGTACTTTGCAAGCCCTTGGTTCAATCCTGACCAGGCAGAACGTGAGGAACGTGTCAAAGGACGTTTGAGAGAGCTTGGATTCAACGTATGGAGTCCGAAGGAGAACAGCTCACTATCACCTATTACTGACCCTGTAATTCGTGAGAAAATCTTCTCAGCAAATGTTGAGCACATCAAGTCTTGCGATATTATCTTCGCAATCACTGATGGCAAGGATATGGGTACCATTTGGGAGGCAGGTTTTGCTAATGGCTACAATGCCGGTATGGAAGACTCTGAAACTTTCAAGCCCATCATCATTGTATATTACTGTGAGACACTTGGTCCGAATGGTCAGTTCAATCTGATGCTTGCTCAATCTGGTAACATTATAATCACAAAGTTTGAGGACCTTGATAAGTTGCCTGAGCTGATTGAGAAAGGTGAGGGACTTGCTTATGCTGGAATTGTTGAGTAAAGAATCCATAATGAGTGAGTACCCACTCAAGAAGATTATCAGGTACAATCATCGTAGTAGACTCCAGGATGAAAGTGTTGCAGAGCATACTTGCTTCGTTTCTTTGTTCTGTCTTAAGATTATGGCTCAGCTGAATCTTACTCATGAACAGGAACGACAAGTTCTGATTCTTGCAGCATTGCATGACACATGTGAAAGTCGTACATCTGATATTCCGCATGATGTCAAAGCAAACTATCCTGAGATGCAGCAAATACTCGATAGAATCGAGCAGGACTACTACAAAGAACACTGGAAAAATTATCTCGGAGAAGTGTACAAGCCCGAGCCGATAGTGTATAATATTCTTAAGTTGGCAGATGCTTACAGTGTATATCAGTGGTGTTTGAATGAGAAGATTCTTGGTAATTCTTCCGATTGCATTGGTGAGATTTACTTTGAATCTAAAGAACGCATTGAGAAATACACAAATGAAATCAACAAACTAATTGAGAAGGAGGCCAAATAAATGAACGGCATTCAGAATGGCTACAAAGGAATTGGCGTAGAGATTATTAGCTACACAAAGCATCCTGCAAAAATAATGTGGGATATGCTTAAGCAGACTTGGATTCAGCTTCAGGATATTGAGTACAATCCGGAGCTTCCTATTGTAAAAGAGTTCATTACCGGTTCGGTTGATAAGAGACTGAATCCTACTCCTCAGGAAACTATACTTATTCAGTGTGTGTTTAAGAACATATCGAGAGTAAATCTTGCGCAGCTTACTCGTCATCGTGGTTGGTTGTTCCAGGTTGAATCTCAGATGCCTCAGCATGTTGAGCATAACGTCATTCTTCCTTTGAATATCGTTCAGTCTGAGTTTTATGAGAGAGCTGTAAAGCTTATTGAGGAATCTCAGAAACTGTATGATGATATGACCAAAGGAAACGACAACGGCAAAGACCATACGGTTATTCCTTATCAGGATGCACGTTATCTGTTAATGCATGGTCAGACATGTGATGCTTCTTGTTCTTTTACCCTTCCTCAGCTTGTGAATGTATGTAGTCAGAGGTTGGAAAACAATACGGCTGATGAAATCAACTACGCATTCAGACTTCTACTTAAGGAATTTAAAAAGGCAATTGCTCTTGATGATGAAATGGATGAACTTGATAAGTTGGTTTATACTAAGAATCTTGAGAGATGTGATTGCTTTGGTGCAGCGGCTAAGAAGTGCTTTACATGTGATGATGTGTTTGGCAACTCTTTCAAGAGATTTGAAGATGCTAACGAGCATGTAACACATGCAACTGAAAACTGTAAGTTTGACTTTACGAAATCTGCTTGGTATGCAGAACTTAAGCGAATCTATAAAGAGGAACCGGAACTTCTGCTTCCTGGTGAAGCTGAAATGATTGAAAGCTGGGAGGACTAATGTATGTGGGTGATTTTCGAAGGGCTTGATAAGGCCGGTAAAACAACTTTGGAATGGGAGTTTTTGAAAGCAACAAACTTCAAACATATTGTGATTGACAGAGGCCCTGTTGGTTACATGACCTTTGATAAGATTCTTGGTCGTGAAACAAAGCTTGGCAATCAGGAGTTTATTCATCAGGCACGAAAGATTATGAAGTCCGATGACTTTATGGTTGTGTATTGTACTGTGGAAAAGGAAACTGCTGAGGAACGTCTTACGCTTCATGGTGAGACTTGTCCTTATGATTATGCTAAAGCTCAGAAACTCTATCGTGACAATGTTCGTAGGTATTATAAGCCCGAGAAAACACTTGAGCTTGATACTACAAACAAGAGCATTGATGAGTGTGTTGAGCTGATTGTTGAAAAGCTTAAGGAGGTGCAGCAAGGTGAATTGTAAGAATGCAAATAGAGAAATGGGATTTGACAAATTCTCTGAATGCGATTACAACTTGCACTGGAGCTTCTCAAACTTCAATAGGATTCTTATGGTGGCTGGGCAAATCGCCCAGCTGCCTGTAGATTCCAGGGTGTTGGAGCTTGGTGCTGGTTCAAGTGATTTAGAGAATGTGGTCAAGAAAAACTTTAAGCGTGACGATATTAAGTTCACGAAAGTTGATGGTGATAAGCGATACGAATCTGATAAGACGATTACCGTTTTCGATATTACATCAAAAGAGTTCAATACGAGAATGCATGCAAAGCTTGCTTATGATTGCGTGGTATTTATGGAAGTGATTGAACACCTTAACAAAGACTTTGCAGCTACTATGTTTGAGCGAATTGCAAGTTGGTTGGTGCCAGAAGGAATGCTGTTGTTCACGACTCCTACTCCTCCATACGAAGGAATGTATGAAGATAGAGTATGGCCAACTGACCATAAAGAGGAGTTTACAAATTCTGAGATTTATGGTATAATAAATAAGGAGTTTAAAATCAATAAAGAGATTGGTTGGAGCCTTGAAGAACGAGAATATAATAAGCTTTTAGAGACTGATGCTAATTTGAGCATGATTGCTTCAAAACTCAGAGGTGCATTTCCTGAAAGTTATATAAGAGCAATAATTGCTTGTTTGTCTCCTACTCAAGCTAATCGTC